TTTGTCAATTTCTCAAAGAGAGCATCATATTCACCTTTGGAAATTGACTCTTCGGTTTTTTTTTCTGCCATATGTTTATGCTCCTTGGTAGGATATCAGCCCGCACTTACGGGAATGAATGTGAACTTTTTCGTTCTATATATGTATCAACCGTCTTACAAAAACCATCCAGATAACTATCAGTAGCGGTCATAGCATCGGCACGGTTTATGAATTTCTGAACTGCTGGGTTCGGCTTCTTCTCCTCTTCGTCTTCCTTCTCAGCTTTCAACTTCTCTTCACGCTCCTTTTTCTTGTCTTCTGCTGACATTTCACCCTTAGTATATGGGCAATCGTCACCAGTACATGCAGATTTTAACACTTGGAAAAAGCTACCTTTGGCGCTGGGAACATCGACGATAGAAGTTTCTAACCATGATTTGACAATGATTGTTCCGCTGTCTGTGATTGACTTCGCCTTACCACCAATAGAGAATCCCCGGAACATACCTTCATCAATCATACCACGAAGCCATTCAAGTTTAGGAGATTTACTTATCCGAACAACTAAGAATGGTTTTACACCGAAACTGGTTTCCCAAGTCTTACCCGCAGAATCAACAAACTTCTCAACTACAACACCGACTGCACCCTTCCATTGTGGGGCCTTATCATGTAAGAGTTTGACAACAGGATTCTCCATGTATGTTTTATACACGGTTTTGAGAGATCCCATGTCCATGTTTTGGGCGTCTTCGTCCTCATTACCATTAGAAGCATAGCCAGCCAAGAATAGGTGCCCGCCTTTATCTCCAACTTTCTCGAAGGTCATGTCATAAGTCCAATCTGTATCACTCATCTTTTCCACTTTCCTTTTTATGTCTGCACAGTACGCTTCAGGGTCGTCCTTATCTTGATTCTTTGAAACACAGTCTTTGAAATTTTTATAATCTGCAAAAGGCATTTTTATCATTTCCCTTTGGTTAGTAACTTTTGGTTAGTGTTCATGGTTTCCATATCTCTGCGCCGTGATTAAGGATTCCTGTGCTCTGTAAAGTATTACTTAGATTATTAGCAAATGCTACAAATGTATCAGGATGATTCCAGTCTACCGATGTGCCAGTAATATTAAGCGTGGAAACGATGGTGTCACCTATGATTATTGAATTGAAGGCCGCTTCAGTCTCACGTCCTGTCGGTATTGCACCGGGCATGAATCCATAACTCATCTAACCACCGCCTGAAATGAATACTGGCATTCTTGTACAGTGTGCGTATACCCAGTTTGGAACTGTGGACCAGTTAATTGGTCGCACGGAGCAAGGTATGTTAAACGGGCAGACTGGCTCCATACATCTTCTTTGACAGCATGTGTTTCGCTCAATTTTAATCATCCTCACTTAGCATACTTCAAACCGTCCTTTGTTGTGTATTTTGGTAATTCAAATAATGGGATTTCCCAACATCTGTCATTGGGTCGAATATGTGGAATCATGTACTTATCGCCAGTCTTAGGGTCAGTATACGGTTCATCAATCGCAGCTATCTGGCCGTCCATCCGCTTACTATCATCTGCAGTCTTCTTATCAAAATGTGCTTTCCACTGTCTGAACGGGGCACCTCCTGCCTGCCATCCATCCCGTCTGCCTTCTTTGGTGGCCACCAATACCTGATCACGAACCAAACGCTCTAGTTCCCACTCTTGGAATGAATCATCGAAAAGTCCTTTTACTCTACCTTCAATCTGACTCAATGCTTCTTGCTCTGACATCCCGGCCTTAATAGCCGCATCCATCTCTTGGTATAATTTATCAGCGTTGAATGCTAAATCGCCTTTTGCACGGGCAACTGTGCTCTCTGATAGTGCCTGAGTGCGAAGCCCAATTGATGCTATAGCGTCTATGTCTGGTTCCGGTGGTGTATCCATATTGGTGTCTGCTGCACCTGTAGCAAGTCCCAGTGAGTATGCTTTTATAGCAGCTGATTCCAGTAGTTGACTTAATCCAGTTCCTGTAATTTTGTTGAGGAGTGAACGCAGAATATCAAGTAGAGTCATATAATCGATCCACCTCCTTCTTTGCCTGTTCCTGGAGTTCGGCCAGCCATTCCATGACTTCTTCCATGGTTTTATCTTCAAGTTTCTTTGTCTTGATGGGTTTCTTCATGCCGTCGTATGCTGGTGGTTTTGGTACGAAGCCCGGTGTGCCGGAGAGTGCGCCGACTCTTGCGGCCTTTGTCGTGTCGTTCTTCTCAAATTGGGTGCCGTTGTCTCCTTTGTATGGTTTTGTATGGTCGTTTTTACCCATCCATATTTCTTCCGGAATTTCATCAAATGCCTTACATTTCCACGGTTCTTTAAAATGTTCGCAAAATGTGCACACTTTACTAAACATTCCAAGGTGTACTTCTTTATCATCAAGAATTGCCATGATCATCGCTCCGTGCGTGTATAAACAATTGAATCTTTTAACGCCATTGCGGCCCCAGTCATTGTATTATGACTGTGTTGTATATTGGCATCATCTGTAGAAATTGTTCCCATTATTATTTCAGATAAAATTGATTCATATGAGTTTGTACGTGTTGATTCATAAATCGGCTTCAATTTTTCATCATAGTATTTTTGATTGAAGGGGCTACCGTCTTTCATCTTGACAACGTGAATGTGTTCTTTACAAACTGTCCTCATTTCAGTCACATTAAATTTACAAGCAAACGCCAAATCACCCTGTGAAAATGAACCACCCCCTGGGTGATTGTGAGTCATTATTGTTTTTTCACCCAATGCAATTTCTAAAACATCATCACTATTAAAACCAACACTAGATACTTCATTTGTGGTCTTCTTTAAGACTGGCTTGCCAGTCCCATCAACGACCAATGCATGTTCTACTGGCTCATTTACAATCATTTTCTCGAATGATTCTACTTGTTTAATTGCATACTGATATCCAGCATCTTCTTTTTTCATCACCTGTTTACGCTCAACCTTCTTCTTAGCAGTACGATGTCCCTTTATCCCAGAACCAGGACCACCCTTGGTGATATCGACATCATCAGACATGCTCTCCCAACCCATCTCATCGTCTTCATCATGTTCCAAGTCTTCCTCCTGCTCAGAATCACCAGTTGGCAGGTTATACTTCTCATCTTTCCAAGCATCTAGTCCATCTCTTAACCGCAACTCATTAACTGAATCTAAGCCAGCGCCCAGTCTTGCAATATCAATATCTGTCTGAACATTCTTATCTGCTAAGTCAAGTGTATTGACAAACTCGAACCTCACATCATCGGTGAAGTCCGACCATACCACATGCCGGTTGAACATATCTTCGATGAGTTTAAGCCATGGCCGAATACCAGCAGACTTGTGGATTTCCATTTGCTGGATACCAGTGGCTTTGTTCAGATCCTCAGTGAATCCCAATTCAGATGGCGTCAATTCAAATACTGCAAACACCATCTTAGCAAACCATTTCTGAGAATCAATAAACTGCATCTGTTGTGATGTGAACGGCATGGACTGTACTTTTGCACCGCCGCCGGTAACTATCCATTTATTGTATTTTCTAGGGCCCCGCAACTTAGCCTCAAAGTATGCTTGCTGTCGTTTGAGCTCGTCTAGGTCCCTCACGTCTGGAAGGTCAATCTGACCGCCGACAAATAATCCGTTCTTCCAGTACTTCGACTGTGCAAGGGTAGAATCAATCATGTAATCTATAATCTCTTCGATGATTTCCAGGGCAGCTATACCATACGGACCTCTCGACATAGGCGATTTCTGGAAATAGATAATCTCATCTGGACTGAACTCTATCGGCTTACCTTGAGGATTAATCCAGGAATACTGCCAGTATGTCTTAGTCTGGCCGAACAGGTTCGTATCCATCATGAAACTGCGGCCATCTCTTGCGTATAATTGTAATGGTGGAAGTTGTGTGCTCTTCAATCTCCAGTTTTCTTTTTCGTATGCGATTACTGGGTATGATTTCAATATTACCCCTGCGTCGTACTGGATTGCATCGGGTAACAGCATCCTAATAACATGTGACAATGGCTTATCCCAGGTCATGGAATTGAAAAACTCTTTTGGTTTGTCGATGTGGTCTTGAGGTACAGTATCACCCTTTTCCATTGGTACGATATTCCAATCTGCGCCTGCTATTCTATCAACAATATGCTGAACACACATACGGACCCATACTGATTTCTCGATAGCTTCTAAGCGGTCATAGTCAATGTCCCGTGGTCTACCATATGGTGGTGCTAACCAGAAGGCATCTGTGTATACACCTTTACGCTTTATACCGTCTTCATCTCCACTGTCCCACCAGGCACCACCTGCTGTCTGCATGGAATCGAAACGGTACATGTTGATGCCCATTGCACCGCTGGCCTTTTGGAGTATCTTCTCTCGTAGGTTCATATTGCAACCTCAACTATTGCAATTGTATCATGAATAGCTCCACCATGAGACATTAACATTATTTCGTTTTGCTTGAAATTCCTAACTTTTCCCATCGAAACACTATGATATCCAAAAGTAATCACTTTACCACCATCTGATAATATTTCACCCAGCTTGTCTTTTAGTTGATTAAATTTGCTTGCTTTATGGCCATTATAAAATTCCATTGACTTACGATATGAATATGGTGGGTCAAGAATCACAACATCAAAAGGATCATCGTGCCATTGTGTAACAAAATCCAAAGCATCCAAATGATAATCAGCATTCATTATTTCATCAATATCATTCCTTATCTCAAAACATCTATCTATTTTTACTTGCCCCGCAAATAAATTTAATACATTTTTACCTTCACAGTGAGATTCTACCCAATCTTTAATTGATTTAGACTTGAACGTATACTTATTCAAAGGGGTTTTTAAGTAAACAATGTTCATGCGGTCACCGCCTGCAAACCGGCTGGCATGACCTGTATCTTTTTACCACATTTATCACATATCCCATTCTTTAGCGGCATCTTACCAGAGACCATGCCGTATTCTTCTCCACATTCACAAAACACATAATCATAATCATCATCTTGGCGTGGTACTTCCAGAGGTGAATCTGAATCTATCAATCCAACTGTGCTAATACTACCCAGCGCAAGCCTAGTAATCGCAATTGCCACAGCATCAAGCATATCGTCATGTTCTGCGAAGGGGAATTGTGCCCATTGCTGCCTGAATTCAGGTATACCTAGCATTTCAGTTTTGCGTAGAAGTACACTACCATTCTCAAAATGTGGCGCAATTGCCAGCATCTTGGTAATCTTATCTTTTACTGTGAGTACACCAACGGCAGGAAGCCAAGTACTGTCGGCTATATGCTGTGCCATAGCTGCCTGATATACATTATTTTCAATCAGTACTTCAACGGCCCTCATCCCTGCACCTGCCCACTCTTCATAAGCAGTGCAGATCTTATCGTATGCTGTCGGGAAATCCCATTTACCGTGTCGTATTTCTATAATATGAACTTTGCGCCTGTTTGCTTGATATCCAACTAGGGCAATGCATGTTTCGTCTGCATGTTCTTTCTCGCTTATGGCCAGGTCCACACCAATATAATATGTCAACTCATCTGGCAGGTCGTCCCAGTTGAAGTATTGTAACCAGTCGATATTCAAGTACTGCCCTTTCATGCCGGACGGATCGTTCTGCTTCTCCCTGTCGAACATGATTGAACCGGCTTGCTGCCGATCTATTAAAAGTTTCTTAATATCCCATACCTCAGGCCAAAGTACCTTAGATTCACCTGTGACCTGTACATCTGAGATTACCTCGTTGCCATCACTGTCTGTAGTGTAGATGTATTCGTATGATTCCGGCCAGTCTATTATAGCCTGATCTATTGACCTGTGCCAGAGCGCATTATCTATGAGTTGCTGGTAGAGGTCTGCGTAGTGCTTCCTTGTACCAATGACAAACATCTGAGTGGTGGGCTCTACCAGCTGCCCGATAGTACCATAAAACCAGTTATCCATTGATTCCATCCGGCCTTCTGTCTTGGTATTCTCATCATCAAGCATGTCGTCGACGATGATTATATCGAAGTGCCCGCCAGTGATTGCTCCCAATGCGCCGACAGCTTCGACGGTGGGGTCCTTGAGTTTACGCCCGACATCATCCCTCTTGCACCATATGGCTCCACCCTCGCTTTTATTCTCTAATAGTTCGCCATAGTCCTGTTTAATAAGTGGATTGTTTCGCAGTTCTGCCCTGATTGTACCTAATAATTTATTGGCCTGGCCTGATGTTTTACTTACCATCAAGACTCTTACATTAGGGATGTTGCATATTGCCCATACAGGTAACGCATGGCAAAATACGGTAGTCTTCCCGTGGTCCCTAGGGCTTAATTGTAAGTGTCGGTCACGCGTACAATAACCATACCATCTCATTTGATGGGTGGGTACATTCAAACCCAAATAATGTCTAGCAAAAAAAGCGATACTGTGTCTTGCAATGGCTTTCGGTGGCAGATTCGCTAACTTCTTTTTGTCGTCATCACTCAATCGCATTGCAACCTCGAAGTTGGATCTATTCTACAATTGTATAATAAATAGAAAATAATTGTACTTGTCGATATTTATACTTTGTTAATATTGTACAAATGTAAAAGGCTTTTATAGTTGTAGGTTGTAGTAGTTAAAAGGTGAATTAAATGAGTTTAAATATCCAATCTACTGCACCAAACAACTCGATAGAAGGTATAGCAGTATTGTTTGCTTGTTTTTTTTGTATATGTGTCTGCTTAATATTTATTGGATTGGTTGAGCAATCAACTTGGAAAGAGTGGGCAGATAAAATAGATGTTAGATTAAAATCTTTTAAAAAGTTAAGGTGAATTGAAATGACCACACCAATAAACATCAATTCAACTGTTGAAATGGCTGCTAAGAAATTTGAAGATGCGAAACTTAAAGCAATTCAAGAGTTGATAAACGAAGAATATAAAGTGTATTATAATGATGATGTGGATAGTGGATTAATGCCCCCAGAGATTGCATGGCCACCAGAAGAGATCGAACAACAAATAAAGTATATGGAACAAGATGGTTTTTGTCTAGTACAACAAGAATTCGTTGGAGCCAGTAAAACAATTATTGTATTGTTTAGTCCAGATGGAACTGTAAGGGCACAAAGAACGATTGAATTGGTTATTAAAACACAACCGGGTGAACAGAAATGATTCCAATAAACGAAACTAAATATACCCGCCACCAAATCCCAAACAACAAGCAAGCCGTATTCACATCGAAGCTATCCGGCGCAGGTCAGGGCGTTGTCCCGGCATCTGTCAGGAATGGTCGTGATACAGACACTGACTTCAAACTAGTTCCCGGCTGTAAGGTTGAATTGCAGATTAAGGCGGTTTGGTATGAGGTAATTGTCTGTATCAAGTGCGGTGCTGAGATTGTGCTTGATGGGCAAGGGCATAAGCATGTGTGCAAGGGGGTTAAATCATGATAATTGAACAACATTGTGATGTATATTTAAAAGCACAAAAACAACAGCTATGGGATGTTAAATAAATGCCTAATTATAATAAACAGATTACAAATGTCATTTTTGTAGATCTGCGGAATACCACAATTGGACACAAATTCGGGTTCTGGGAAACGACAACTGAATCATTTGTTAGTATCTGTGGATCGTACGCATGGAACACATATGCTGAGTTCGAAGAAAATTGTGATTCGTGTAATCGGGTTGCAAAACACAAACAAAAATATAATTATAAGCATTTGTGTCCTGGCTGGGTGCATGTGTGTGATAGTACATACAACCAACACCCAGTTCAAATCAATCCGGATCCTGATCTTGTGCATTACATTAAAAAACTGTAAGGTGGAAGTGAAATGACTATAGATATCTATACCACATCAACAGAACCAACACTATCGTCTATTGTGTGGTGTTGGGTTCTTATCGGTGGGATAATTGTTTGTTTACTTGCCATTGCTATTGATCCGGATCGGTGGTATGATTTAGCTGATTGGATTGGTAATAAAATTGATGCATATAAAAAATCGAAGGTGAAATCAAAATGAAAATCTCAACCGATACACAGTATTATATATTAATTGTGGGGTGTATTATTTTGTTAATATTTTGTAACTATTTAAAGGCGGTTCAATAATGAATACCGACAACCAAAAAAGTAAATTAAAACTATACGAATGTAGAAGATATCAGGAACATGGTTTGTGTGAATCTTGGCTCGGTGCTTTGATAATATACGCAGAGTCAGAAGGAGAGGCTGAACTCATATTTTTACAAAACGAAAATGAAACACCAGAACTAATTGTTGAAATTGAATTGTGCAAAGGAGTAATTTATAATGATGAATGTAGGTAATTTAATATGAACATCTACAACCTAACCGACCAACTACACACCACCGGCCCTGAATCGATACTCTACTGCTACCCTGACACCGACGACACATCACAGACCTTAGCCGATGAGTTCCCACAGGTTAGAATAGTCCAGACGTTAGGCCGCTGGGTCCCACACGGCACAAGGATATGTATGTCTGAAGCATTGCAGAAAGAGTTTGATGTGGTATGTCTACCAGCTTATGTTGCGGGGACTATGTTGGGCGCGGGGATAAAATGTCTAAAAGAAAAGGGACACATCTATTCAGATATTGAAGTTGTTACAAGGGGCACGGGGGTAATGAAAGGCATATGCACCGATGGGATATGGCGATATAAGAAGAAGTGAGTTATTCTGCTTTCTCTTCTTCTTTTTTTGTCGCCAACCAGTTCCCAAATTCCTCTGCAAGTTTCTCGTCGATGTCTATATTCGTTATAGTGATAGGATCTACTTTTACATCCAGCTTATCATTCATCAAGCCCATGAGTTTTAAAGAATTTGATTTGTTATCACCGATCACCTTTTGGATTGCAATGTAAGATTTGCGGTCCTCGTCTCGACGATACTTTTCAGCCTCACCTTCAAGTTCAGCGTGTTTGATCTCGTAATATGAATTGTTGAGTTCTCGTACAATCTCAACCGGGGTGTTTTTGAGTCCACCGTTGGTGATGAATAGCCTATCATTCTCTACCTGCTTCATGGGCAGGTTCAACGATTCAGCAGTTTCCTTTGGGGTTTTACCTTTGACAAATTCTTTCAGGACTTTATAGCGACGTTCTCGCATTGCCTTGTTTTGACCGAGGCATGTGTAATCTATCATACGTATATTATATATGGTTGAATATATTTATGTTTTTTCATCAGTCCGTTGTTTTGAGACCGCAGACAAAGCGCGGCAGAGTCTGTGGTATGTCATATACGTTATGCTATCGGTTCCCATAATTTAAACAAATGGTTGAATTTAATAGTCAACCATTTTTTAATATCACCCTCATTGTCTGGCGAAACTAAGATTTCAATCGGCCTAAAAATGCCCTTTCTTTGTAAAATATAGAACAATTCTAAAACACCAGTACCTTTTTCATCTCTTGTTCTCCAATCCCACCTAAATAATAAATTCATGTCTAGATCTACAGTACCATAATGTTCTAAAAATTCATCCCATGATTTAAATTCTTCCAACTCACCAGCATGATAATAATTTGAATCACTACAATAATAATCATGCTTAATTTCCCATAAATGTTTGTCATCCATCTTATCACCTCTCACTCTCTTGATTATCACCCATGCTTTGGGGTTCTGTATACATGCATCTTGGCATTCCCGGCATAAGCAGATTCCCATGGCATCATCGTCTACTCCAAAGTATCACATTTACATTGCCCATCATTCTTGTTCTTCTTGATTTATGGAGAGTATATAATGCTCGTGGAATTGTCATTTTATCGCCCCAACTATTCATACTGGTGTTTATGATGGTCAGCCCTGGCACTGATTTTATCCCGGACAATGAAACACTGTTCCTTTGCTTCATCTTCGGTGATAGTCGGTAACCGTCGCTCAATTGCAGACCATTCCCCGGGATAAATCCAAGAGTTGCGCCGTTCCAATTCAGCTTCAAGTGTCTCAATATATGTGATTTTCAAGCCCGATTCAGTGTTCGTCCATCGGATGTCTTCGCTTGTCATGGTTCACTCCAACCTCACAACAGCAACACGGTTATCAAGCCACGCCTTTGGAACTAATACCTGCGCCCCATTGCCGGTTGGCTTGACTGTTTTCTCGATCATTTCTGCGGCGTTTGGAATGGTTATTTTAGACATATTAATTACCACAATTCATCTTGACAGTATAATCTTAATGCCAGCCACCGTTATTTCAAACGATTCGTTGTTATTCAACATGTTCAATTCAACACTGTCTATTTTCACATGATATGCTAATTCTTCTATTATTTTTACCATTGCGACTACCCCTAATAATTTGAGACATCTTCTATACCGTCCATTCGTGCGTCAGCTGGTATCACAAACTCACCGTCCTTCAATCCTCTGCCCTCAATGGCATTGTGGGATTCTGAATATTTATATGGGAATTTCACTGCTCTCCACGAGTGTATATATACAATTTTATATGGCATAGTATTTTTATCTCCTTTTGACACTTGTTAGTATATACAATGTACCCAATACATATATACGTTGTGCTTCGAAATTACTAATATTCTACACCAAATATATGTCTGGTGGTTATATTATTAGTTTAGTGAATAGTGCACACAACTCACTAAACTATACATTACCATTTCTGAATTTCAACTCCGAAATTCTTTTTCTTATTTCGCAGTGTCTTGATTACATGATAACAAAATGGACACACAGAATATCCCGTGCCACAAAAATCTACTTGACGATACTCATTCGTATCTTCTAAACATATTGGACATTCAAACATTTATTCACCTTCGTTTAGTATCTCGACAACACGGTTATAATCTAACAACATTTCCTCGGCTTCCTGATACCAATCTCGTTTGATATATGGCACCAGGTCATCCAGGTTGCCGCCCGCCCGGTCTTTGAATAAGTAGTTAGCAACTCTTTTGATGTTTTTATCGGTTACTTCTATTATTTCTAACATTGTATTCACCATTTTCTATATGTTCAACTCCACCATATGGAATTGAATTATCAATCTCAATAGGACAGCCATTGTAAGTATTATTTCCTGTACGATCTATCCACATATCCAACGTTTTTCCAGACATTAAATATTTTTCTAACATTGTGTTTATCTCCTATTACAATGGATTGTACTGTGAATTATAGTCAAGAGGTATCAATACTAGTCTGTGCCTGGATTATCGTCATAGTGCCAGTCTGTGTGGCATATGGCACTATTCCAGCAGGAAGTTATACCGATCCCTGCGCACACCCCGGACGTGATGCTCAGATAGTTTTGTCTCTTTCATGATTTGAACCAGGGTCACCCCAGTACCCAGAAGTCGTTTGACTGTTCTTACTTGTTCGGCGGTAATCTTGACCTTATCAGGCCGTGCTTGATATGGTATTTTACCCCGCCTGTTACTAGATAATAAATCATGCAGCCTATTAAGTTGTTCTTGTGTTAATTCTAATGCCATCTACTCACCTCTGTCTGTGCCTGAGTGGATAAGGACCAAAGACATACTCGTCTATGTCTTCGGCTGTGATCTCGTCCTGGTGGCCGTCTATGACCAACTCAGTTCTAAGTTTGGAGTATTGCTGGACTAACGATGCAGATTCTCCGTTTGGTGGGGTATATTTCACCGCTTGGTTTATGCTGCAGCCAGGATTGGAAAGATAGTACTCGTTGATCTTGTTCAGTCTGACAGCCTTCTGCTTGGCTGCGATTCGTTGATATTGTGTCATGTGGGATAGTTGTTTTGTTGTGATCATATTGATTCACCCTGTTTTTCTGACCAAAGCGGCCCCAATCCTTTTGCGATTCTTCTCCGATCAATTTCATTCTTCCGTTCGTCTGATATTAGATGTTGTTTGTTATTTCCTTGCCACATATTTGATTCACCTGCGCTTATCTAATCGCACCCCTGCCTGGATTGAGTATAATCTCTCATCTGCTGTGACTAGGTGTTGTGTACCCTGAAATAGAGCATACGTTTCGGTAGCAAATGGACACATGAATTTTCCTTTGTTCGATACATAGCCTTTGCAGATATTACACGGTTCATCTTTCCCAATACCAATTTCCCGAGATTTTCCCATCCATTGGCAATCTTCTCTTTCTGACATGTTTATTCACCTATATACATTTATAAAATCCATCTGTTGGTATGAAGATACTACCATCTGCTTTCATGTGATTGATTGCAGCCCTACATTTATCAAACGCAATTCCATTTTCAATGGCGTGGTCTAAGACTGCAGCGATGGGGGTTTTACCATCTACTTGTAAGTTTTTAATTGTAGCTCTGATGAAATTAACTGTGTCGCGCTGAGATCCGTCCGAGGACGTCCGACCAACACATGACCCATGGACGTCTTCGGTCAAGTCTACTGATTGCGTTATATGGTCAATCCGTCCGAGCGACCGACCAAAACGTACATCCTTTTCTACATAACCACTATATATTATATCTTTTATGTTTGTATAGCTTAGGATGTGGTTTATGGTCGGACGCTCGGACGTCTGCGTCTCTTGATAGGGGTTATAGGCGTCCAAGCCGTTTCCGTTGCTCGGACGGATTTCTATACCTTTTGCGATATAACTTATATTACACCACCTATATTCTCGGGGTGCCGTGCCTGTTCTGTAATCTTCATAGCCCAACTTTTTAATAAGTGCAGAAAAGGGATTGATATCTGGTGTTGTCGTTATGTTATTCTGTGTACACCATTCTAAAAATGTTTCATAGAGTCCTTTTTTACTAATCTCTCCATCAGAGTACTCAGTACACTCATCAAGGAAAGCTACCACAGGATTACTTTTGTTAAGATACTCCTTTTGGATCTCTTCAACCGTCTTGTTATAACAAAACTCATCCTTCTCTAAAAGGATTCTAAGCCCCGCCATGGCCATATTAAAAAACCCAGATATCTCCTCCTCTCTGGTGATCTTATCTAATAGATTCCGGTCAGCTTTACCTTCAAAGGATGTGGGGAATGTCACGCAGATTAGCCGCCTAAAGAATGCCATCTCATCAGGGTCAGACAACTCAGGAACTTTATTAAGTGCATACATCTGGTGGATTGTATTTTTATACCTGAATTTTTGGCCATACTTCTTTTCCCCGTCTATGTACTTGTCGGAGGTCAGCATCTTAAATACTGAATTATCATATAGTTTCTTAGCTGGCAGGTCACCATAGAAATTAATCAGTTTATTGTTAAGCTGTTCCCTTGCGAACCGGTCTTCATTGAGTGATTGTAGTGACTGTTGGGATGTGTTCCACTTACCAATCATATGACATATCATTTCCAATACGGTTGATTTGCCGTTCTGTTGTGGCCCATCAATGAGCAGTGTTCGTTGATATTTAATGTCAGGTGTGCAACAGTATCCAGCGTATTGAATCACTTTTGCCTGTCCTTCCAAGGTCGTGACCTCAGATAGGAACTTAGATATTGTGGTACACTCTGCTTCCCTAACCCATGTCACATTAAGCTGTATGGTGCTCTTATACTTTGGGTCATGTTGGAGTAACTCATCTTGTCGCACATCATACATGCCATTTTTGACGTTGATCAAGTAGGTGTTTGTATTCATCTCCTCCCGGTTTGTATAAGTGGATATTTGCAGGTATGTTACGACCTCATGAAGTCTGTTCTTCTGGAAATACTCCCCCAGCTTGTCCGTTATAACCTCTTGAATGATCTGCTCGCCCGATGCAAGGTTGAATACCCCTTGCTTGTATACTGCCATTTCTAGGGAGTCCGGGAACGTGACAATACTATACTCCCCCAGGATGATATCACCTAGGATTTTAGGTACAAAGCGCTTGCCATCCATGAACTCCGGCGCCTCTTCTCCTGGTGCACTGTACTCCTTGACATCCTTCTCCGGTACTTGTTTATAGAATCCACATGCAGGATCTCCGCGCAGGTGTGCGCCGGATGCATCACAAGGGAAGTCGGCACAATTTCCGCACGTTTTGCTTATACTTGACATGGTGAATGTATTCACCACTTAGTAAATGTGATAATGATTTTATTGTCGTCTTTATATTCAACCTTACATTCCGGATCGATGCCTTTTTGTCTGCATCGTTCTAGATATTTATCAAGGTTATAGTATTCTACAAATGCAGGGGGTATTTTTGCATATGTACTACCCCCATATTTACGAATGTTTGATTTAAGTATCATAGTAATATCATATATGTATCGAACATATATATAATCTTCCATTCAACACCACCAGGATCTACCATACCATGTTGCTGACATCAACAAAATGTTATCCGCTGTTGGTTATTATACAATAAAAAAAGAAATGCGCCGCACTTCAGTGCGGTGATATTTACTTATCATCCACTCTAAGATTCCGGCCCCTCAACAGTCAATCTTATTTCCTGTCCATCACCTGCAATTAGATATAGTGGTTTTTCTTCATTCAACATTCCAGCGCGAACTATTTTTTTAATTGCATCCTCGATTGTTGGTGCCACAAAGTATGATACTATCTCATCTAACTGTGTGGGATTTGATATTTCTGATACAATATATGGTGAATATCCCATTTTACTACCAAATCCAGCATCAACCAACACGCGCTTTGAATCATTATTTATAGTTTCTAATTTCAATTTAATACCTCCAGCATCAACCAACACGCGCTTTGAATCATTATTTATAGTTTCTAATTT